CGGCATGTCGGGTGTTCCCCACGCTGCACCCCAACATATAGGGACGTTAAGCTGTGTCGCCGCCTCTTTGATAGCATCTGCAAGATCATCGTAGACAGACAGTTCCCAACTCGCCCTGCCATTTATGTAGGCCATAATATCGAAAGCCTTGCCATCAAGGTGCTTAGATTTCATAGTCTGGCTTGCGCCTTTGGCTACAAGTTCTTTTTGCTGCTCGATGGTTCTCATACCCTGAACCACACCGAAATCAGTCTTAGTCAAAGTTATTGCCATCTTAACGACGGCCTGTAACCCGTCATCAATGCCCTCAAGCCTGTCAAGGCTACGTCTACTTAACTTAAACTCGCTCATGTTACTTCCTCTTAAAAAAGGCTTGCGCCCCGCGCACACCGAAACTGGCTGAAATTGCAATTCCAAGGCTGTAAAAATACCAGTCCGGCGCTTTGGAAAGCTGCTCGAATCCACGGTCAACCCACCCTTCTGCACCGGGGATAAACGCTAAAATCAAGGGAATAGACAGGACAATTACGAACCATTCGTCTTTCCAGCTTGATTTAGCTCCCTCTGCCATGATGCGTTCCCAGTCGGCAACGCTTGTCTCTTTTGACAAAAGTATCTGCGCTTTCGCCTTGGCCTCTGTGAGCTTCAACTCCGCAGCGGCGGCGTTCTTAGCGGCTTTGCCTTGTAGCCATGATCCAGCTAAATCGGCTATCGGTCCTAGTGCGGATGTAAAAATGCTCATTTCTCAGATCCTAACCACACGGCAAAAGCGCCCGTAAGCGCACCAGAGCAGATTGATATCATCGCAGATTGCTGCGTTGACAAGTCATCAAGACTCATTCCCCACTCCAAAACGCGGATGTACATGATGGTCATAACCAACATCATAAGACGCGGCATGATCTTCCAAGCAAGTATTTTTTCCATGTCAAACCTCTATGTTTAACTTCGTTCCCTGCGGCCTATCCGCATTAGTCTTGCGCCCAAACCTATCATAACTTTCCTGTAAGTCCAATCTTTGCTTCTGGAGCCCCTCTAAGTGGCTGTGATTAGCCCTGTGCTCTTTTTCCACCCTCTGCTCCGCCAGATGCGTTTCTATGCGCTCACGCGACTGCGTTTGCTGGTGTATGTCCGACTGAACATTAAACGGCGCGTTGCCCACGCCCGAAACACCATCCGCCATTTACCACCACCCCGCGCCTAAACCAGTCAGCCAAGTGCCGCCGCCAATGATTGCCGCCAGCATTGCCAATAATAATATCAACAGTAGTGTTTCAAAGAATGCCGCTTTGCGCTCCTGCTGGCGATAAAGCGTTTCCTCGCGCTCTTTTTTTATCTTGCGGCGAAGCTCCACCATCTCGCGCCATGTGCCATAGCCAAAGCGATTGTTCAGCATTTGCTGCAAGTCTTTTTCTTGCTCGGCCAGCTTCTTTTGGTGGATAATAATCTGCAAAGCTTCTTGCTCTACAGACCCAGAGGAAAAAAGCTTAGTGAAGATTGGTGGGTTTTTGCGTTGCTGTTCTGCGCGGCCAAGATCAGCCGCAAAACCATACCACTTACCAAGCTGACCAGCCACATCTTCTAGCTCACGGCCCGCGTAAACCATCTTACGGATAAGATTAAATGCCTGTGTAGCCCCCGCAATGGCGGTTAACGGATCAATCATACCCTCTCACCCACCTTAGCAAAAGGCGGACAACGAAAGTCATACGGAATCCGTACTATCCGCGGATAATGATAGTAAAAATAAGAAACTTCTCTAGGACAACGATACACACATGCCTTATGGAGACTCCCACCGCTCATTCCTACTAAAACAGCAGTTAGAGCGCACAGCATTAGGCATTAGTGAAACGTGAGCCGCGTAACGCGGCACCCATGCCACGCTTCTTACCCGTTGTTACCTTGGCTTTAGCCGTATTAGGCGTAGCTACATCCTCCATCTGACAATAAGGGATTTTTCCTTGACCCTTAATATCAGCATATCTCTGCGGTTTAGGTGCCGCACCCGGTGTATTCGTCACAATCTTTACACTTGCCATTATCTTCTCCTTTTACCAGAGCCGCCGTCGTTAGCTCGCAAAAACTCTTTTACAGTAGATTGATACAACGGCATAGATACTTCGCCACCCTGACTTAACAAGGCACGAATTACTTTACCGTCTTTGTCCCGCAATATAGGGCCCTTTTGCTGAACTTTAGCTTTTGCCGGGGGCGGTCCAAACTTATCCCGAAGTATCTTATCATAATATACCGGATTATCTTTGATAATTTTACGGTTTTTTATTTTTTGTTGTCCGGTTAATCGTTTTTTGGGGGTACGTATGGGATCTTTCGCTTTTTGTTTAGCCATTACTGACCCCTTTGCTTCATAATTTCACGCTGCATCGCACTGTCAATACGCGCCTGCGTCATAGCCTCTTGGCTCGCAAGCCGCTTATTAAACTGCTCTGAGCGCATCTGTTGATTCTGCGCATCAAGCTGCAATTTCGCCTGATCCAATTGCGCATCCGCCTGCTCTGCCTGAGACTTGATCTGCAACTCCTGCTCCTTCAGTTTTACTAAAGGATCCGGCTGTCCCGCTCCAGAAATCTGCGCACTTAGCTGCTTCGATTGCTGCAAACCCTGCGCCACGCCCTGCGCAACCAACGCTTGATACTGCATCTCTTGCTGCTCCGCAGGCATCGGACCCGCTTGCTGCAACTGCATCATCGCCTGCTCTTCCGCCTGCAACTTCACATGCTCCATAACATGCTTCTGCATCGCCATCGCAACAGGAGGCATCGCTCCAACCGCCGGACTCGTGCCAAAAACCAAATGCGCCATAATATGAGACTGATGATCTTGACCCTGAAACGCAACCAAAGGTGCCATGTCCAAAGCATTAATGTTCTCAGAAGCAGGGTCCAAGGGCCGCGGCTCCTCATCAGGAACCTTCTTCATTAAACGATCAACATCCGTAACACCAATCGCCTCATACATATCACGATATACCTCGTGCATGTTATGCAACTCAGGAGCCGCCGACGCCAACTGCATCTTAGTCTGTGCCAAAGCTATCCGCTGCGCCTGACTAAACGTATTCGGATTACTGACCGGAACAATGTCAATACGATCATCAAAATCAGACGCCATTACCGACTGATCACCGCCCTCAACCGTATAAGGATACTCCTGCGGTAAAAACTCACTCATTACCCGCGAAAGCAACTTAAACTCAATTCGCATCGCATAATGCAACCGCTTGTGAACAGCGCTCATTACCCGCGAACCCTGCTCTAACATAGCCAACGTTGTACCAACCGCAGCTTGCTGATTACCATCACCAACCTTCATGTCAGTAATAGTCGCAAACCTCTGACCCGCCTGAACCACAAAACCCAACAACTGGAACAAAGTCTGGTCCGGACCCTTAAATGGCAGCGGCATCAGGCTGTCACGAATAGCCCCTCCCGGTGCGTCCACATCTCTGAACTCACCCGGCTGCAACGGATCCTCATCATCCCTGATCCGTAGTCCGCGGGCCTTGAAACCCGCTGGGAGATTGGACAACGTACCAGCGTCGATCAACTGTCGCAGCGCCGCCGTGGCAGTTCGTGACAAACCGCCAATCGTATGGATCAACCCCAACCCATAAAAACCAAAGCCCGGTAAAAACTTGTAATGTACAAAATATTGTACCTTACGCTTTAACTCATCGTCCTCCCGATAATTACGCCGAATGGACAAAATCTTCCCATTATCTTGCGAAATCGTCACAATATAAGGAATCTTAATACCCGTAGGCTCCCCCTCGTCATCCTCATCCTCAAACCCCTCAAGGTCCAAATCAGCGTGGAACTCTATTAAAGTACAGTCGTAATCAATACTTCCGGGCTCAAATCCCGTAATACGATCTAACTCATCCTGTACCTCACCCGAATCAGTTTGTTGCGGTATAATCGGTATGTCACGATACACCCCAGCTATCTGCTGCTTGCGTAAATCATTCAAATTCATCCGAATAACATGCGCAATATTCGAACACGTGTCTAAATCAGAAGTCTCATAAGGAACAACCAACTGCTCCGCAGGAACAAACTTACTTACCGCACGGCCCATTACCTCATCGTAATAAACCTTCTTAAACGTACTCCCCGCTAACGGTAAATAAAACAACATCTGATCCATGTCAGGCGTGTAATCATCCATCACATTCGTAATGTAATAATTCATAAACCCACGAACACGAGACGCCTGTTCCTGCTTCTCACGAGTCTCATCACCCATAATAGCCGTCCGAACAGGCCCCGAAGAAGGTAATAACTCATTAAACGCCTGCGCCTGAAACTGCGTCGCAGCCTCGGCCAATAACGGATGCGTCACCCCAGAAGCCCCACGAAACGGCTGCGTCCGCTCCTGATAGTTAAAGCCCAAAAGCTCTAAACCCTCAGTATACGCATCCTCCCACTCCTGACGACTGGCCTTGTTCGCGTCAAACTCCCCCATCAACTCAGAAGCAATCGCACCTAACTCACGATCATCCATAACATCCGCCAAGTTCTCATCAAACCCAACATCCGCCATGTCCTCAGAAGGATCAAAATCTACAAGAACACTACCGTCATCCTCCTCAACAATCTCAATCTCCTCACCGCTATCAAGCATCAAAGGAGTCTCTTGGGAATCCGGTATCTCTAATTCTAACTCAGCACTCAGATCCGCCTCGTCCAACTGAGAGGGAACATTCGTGTCCATCAAACCGCCAATAGGTGCCCGCGCCATCCAACTCTCCTAGTAATACGCCCTAACCATAGCAGACTTTTCTACATCTTGCCAATCATCTGTTGGTAACTGAATAAAGTTCCCCTGACGATACCGCATTAACGCCTGCGTCATGCTATCTACCAAATCGTCATACTCCCCCTCCGGAAACGCCGCAACCTCCTCAATTAACTCCTCCGCCCAACTTTTATCAGGGGCCCAAACCATACCTGCCTCAAACAACGGAGTCACCGCATATACACGACTTACCTTGTCATTACCCTTACTAGGCGTGAAATTAACAACAGGAATACCCGTCTGCCGCATCTCATGCGTCAATGGCAATCCACTCGCCTTCGCCTCAATAATCACCGTGTCAGGATCCCAATACTCATACTCCTCAAACGCCAAAGCCTTTAACTCCGGAAAATCATACCGACCCTTCTTCGCATCCAACAATATCAAATTAGGCGGACCCCCCTCCTCCGGATAAAATACACCCCATGTCGTTATCGCACTAAAATCAGACCGCTCACGCTTCGTAAACGCAGTATCATAACTCTGGATCACATACTGCAATTGAGGAATGTTATCCCCCTCCCAAACACGCCACCACTCCCGCGGTATAATCGCATTCTCCTCACCAGTCGGCTTCTGCTGATACTGCGCATTCCACTTACTAGGCGGAATAGATGCCTTAACCGCCGTTAAATCCTCCAAACTCCAATACTCAGGCCAACACGGCTTACCATCATCAAATATCGCAGGTAACTCAACAACCTCCCACTGATCCGCCAACGGATCCTTAGCCATAGCCCGCAATAACTGACCCGTCATATCCTTCTCAGACCAACGAGTCTGAACCAAAACTATACTACCTCCCGGCTGTAAACGCTGACGAGGGCCCCCAGTATACCAATCCCAAGCATCATCAAAACCACTGTTACTCATAGCCGTCTGCTCAGAATGTGGATCATCAATAATTACCAAATCACCACCACGACCCGCCAAGTTACTACCAACACCAACAGCATAATACATCCCGCCACGGCTCGTGTCCCACCGACCAGAAGCCTTACTATCCGCAGCCAACTTCACATCAGGAAAAATCTCCTTGTACTCATCACTGTCCAAAAGATTCTTCGTCTTCCGACCAAAACCAACAGCCAACTCAGTCGTGTGCGTCGCCTGAATAATCTTCATCCGCGGATTCTGGCCCATCATCCAAGCAGGAAACAAAAAAGACGCAAACTCACTCTTCGTGTGCCGCGGAGCCATGTTAATAATCAAGCGCTTTAGATCGCCGCTCGCGACCCGCTGAAGCTTCTCAGCTATAATTCTATGGTGCCTACCAGATATAAACTCTGGCCACATAGCATGTACAAAATGTAGGAAATTATTTTGCGCTAACTCGTTCTTCTCCAATTGCGCTAAACGCAACTGCAACTTTAACATTTTATCTTCGACTGAACCTACGGTTGCATTCATCGGGGGCCCCTATGCGATTTTATGTAACTTAACGCAAACCAAATGTATTTTCTACATGATTATTTGTCAAAAACATGGCCCATGCGCCCGTGGCGGAAACCCCTGTGCGCGACGCGAAAACCGCGGAATCTGGCGCGAAAACTGCGCAATTTGACCCGATAGCCGGGGGCCCCTGCCACGAAAAAAGAGCCGCGAACCGTGCCAGCCGGTGCAATTAATTAATTGCGCGGATCTAATTTAATGCAGGCCTGCAATTAATTTTGCGCCGTTTTCTGCGCAGTAAATCCGCGCCAGCTGGTGCAACCGTCGCGCAGCTGCGCCACGGTCCGGACCGGCCACCCACGCGCCACGCGCCACGGCCATACGTTTAAGAACGATAGAGGGCGGGCGGCGGGCGCAAGTTTTATAAACAAATAAAAAAGGCCCGCCAGAAAGAACTGGCGAGCCAATGAGCGCAACCATGGCGCAGTTTTATGTGTGAGCGTAACCGTCCGGTTCAATCCCTATAACCATATCATTAGCTTTAATGATTAGGCTATCTGGCCAGCCGATTTCCGGTTGCGCCGTCTCCAGATATATGTGCAGGGGCATTTTGATATCATGGATTGCGTGTATGCGCTTTATTGCGTCGCGTTGTTGCTCAGTCATCATTTACACCGTTATTTTAACTTCAGCATATTTCATTAT